CTTGCGGGGTCCTTCTGGACGGCTGATAATCTTAATCAGCTCTGCCTCTAATCACGTGTAATTCGTGTTTAGGTCCAAGAACACTTTCGTGCTGCTTTGGCAGTGCGGACGTGTTCCGATTTCCCTTTATTGGGTCAGCGGAGTGCGCCTTTAGTAAGCGCGTGTCGTCCTTTCGTCTTCTCTCAAACTCACCGGAGATCTATCATGGAAGTGACCATCACAGCCCTTACTGCAGCCGAGATCCTTGTCGCCTTCCGGCGGTTTGGTATCTGCTGGATGCAGGAAGAATACTTTGAAGGTCACGACTTAGACGATTTTCGGAATGTCCTGTCTCTCCTTCTCGGAGAGTCTGTGGCCGCCGAGTTTTCGGGTTGCTACAACCGATTGCTCGACGCTGAGAGAGACTCATATCTTGGCTCCGGCCAAGGTATGCTGTAGTATCCGTTCTATGAACGGTGACGGCTATGACATCCGGTAATAGGACTATTGATAAGCAAACCATTGAGGCCCGCTTCGGTAGGCCGTCTTGCGACCCTGACGCCCCTCCTTTTCTTTACACCAACCTTGTTGTTGGCAGAAGAATTCGGAGGTCGTGGTCAGGCGCAGACTCTCCTACTTCAGGCGAGCCGAAATGGACTTATCGGGTTTTCCGATACCCGGTCTATAAAGACCAGATCGGCACGATCAAGCGGTTTCGAACCCGCCGTGTCCGTGTCTACTCCAAGCAGAAAACTGCTCGGACGGAAAACCCCTACTCGATGCAACTCTCCGATTACACTGAAAGTGTTGTGGAGAGCCAGGACCTCGGCGCCACTTGTACAAGTGGTTTCGTTCCCTGGGGCTGGATTTCGACGGGAGGAAATTTCTCCCATCTTACCAGTCCGAGTAGCCTATGGGACGCTAACGACGATCTCTCTCTCATAGGAAGACTGTCTGATAAAATATCAGGCGAGGCATTTAATATGCTTGTCTTCCTAGGTGAGGGCCGTGAGGCCCTTGAGACTGTCGCTCATTCTGCAACTAGGATCTACAAGGCATTGAGGGCTCTCCGACGTGGAAACGTTCGGAAGGCCGCCGATGCTCTTGTCGGCGCGGATCGCTCTAAGCGTTCGCGTGTTCATCCTAGCGCCTCTGGCGCCCGTGTCTCTGAAGGATGGGTATCCTCCAGATGGCTCGAGTTGCAGTATGGTTGGCGTCCTTTAGTTCAGGACATCTTTTCCGCAATGGAGCACTTCGCTCACATGCAGAATAGACCTCAAGTCCTGACTTACCGCGCCCGCAAGAAGAAGAAAACAAATATTTTGATTTCTTCCTCGCCATCCTACGATGTCCTCGGTTCTGCCTTGATGGGTAAAACCATTAAAGCCCGAGTTCGTAAGATTGATCAGTTTGCCCTTTTGGGGCTAACTGATCCGGCTTCGCTCGCTTGGGAAAAATTGCCTTGGAGTTTCGTTATCGACTGGATAATTCCGGCTGGTAACTACCTCGAAGCTATTAATCTTAATCGTGCGCTTGCGGCCGACTATGTCATTTCGTCTCATTTCACGTCCACGGCCTATGGTATTAAGAACAAGCTCGCCAACACTAACTATGTTGGCGGCGTGCACTTCAACCATACTGACGTTCGGACGACTCGAAATATTGCGTCGCACCTTGATGTTCGACTCCCAACCGTAAAAAGCTGGGATAAGATCGCATCATGGCAACACGCAGCGAATGCCGTCGCTCTTTTGACTCAGATCTTCCGGCGATAATATCGCCGATCATCGTCAACCGCTCCGGGATTGCATCCGGGTTAAAGCATAATCTTGCAAAAAACTATGTCTGCTATTGCAAACATTGTCGCCTTTGATGGCGCTGCGACCCCAGTGTCGCATACGTTGGTACCCGTCTCTGTCTCTCGTGAGAAGGGTAAGGTCACGGCCTACTGGCGCGAGGCTCTCGCTGCCGTCCCTGTGTACGCACAAGTGCGTTGCACAATGACGCTCGAGCTCCTCCCGTCGCGGGTCTATAAGCTGACCAACCGCGTGGAAGTCCCGGTTCAAGAAGTTGTCACCGGCTCCAACTCTGCTGGCTACTCGGCGGCTCCGAAAGTTGCGTATACTAACACAGTCGAAACGACTGGGTTGTTCCACGAACGATCGGACGTCGCCGGGCGTCGCCTGGCACGTCAACTCGCCATTAATATTGATGGCAGCATTTCGACGACGGTGACCCCGGTTACTACCGGCCCCGTCCCCGAATTGTTCGACCTTTTGACCGCTCCGACGTAAGTCGAAGCTTTCCAAAGGTGTCCCTGCACTACTCTTATGGAGAAGCACATGCGTGTTTTTACACACTGGGACCAGGAGTTGACGGAGGATGAGAGTTCCGATGTCCTCTTGAACCTTGCTCTTTGGGAACTAGCCGATGTCACAGACACAGCAGCATCCGACAGTCTTACCGATGCACTTGTGCATGGGCGACTGAAGGAGGTTATTGAGTATGTTGTCGACTATACGCGCCTTTCTCGAGCGGACTGTTGCCGTATCCGTCAGGTCCAGGCTTTCTACGCGAAGCGTAGTGATCTGGATCTCGGCTACGATCAGCATAAAACCGCTGTTGAGAAATTCCGCGCCTCCGAGGAACTCTGCAAAGCGACGAACGAAATCTTCAAGCTAAGAGCGTCTGGGAAGTTTCAACTTCTTCCCCGTGTTGAGCGTGTCCTTTGGCACGCTTCGCGTAAAATCCGCTCGATTCTTGGAGACATTCCGAAATTGTCTGAGCTGCAGTTCCGTTTCGGTCCCGGAGCAACGACGCAAATTCCAAAAAGAACGGCGTCGGCTCGAGCTAAGCTCGGGCAAGATCCCGCCTGTAGTTCTGAACTTTTTCCTTGGAGACACTTAGTTCTTCAGGAAATGCCCAGTTGGCACGATGCCCTCCTCCCGGAGGGTCCACATCGCCCTGGGGCTATCCCGGTGGTACTCCACCCCGGTAAGATAGCGTTCGTACCTAAGTCAGCAAAGGAGTTTCGCACAATCATGGTCGAGCCGTCGCTAAACACTATGTGTCAAGCGGGTATCGGTTCATTCATGGCGAAGCGGCTCCGGCGCTGCGGTGTCGACATTCGTAACCAGAAACGTAATCAGTCCCTTGCTCGCAAGGGATCAATTGACGGTTCTTTGGCTACTGTCGATCTCAGCAGTGCGAGCGACACAGTCTCGACAGAGCTTGTCTATGACTTGCTCGGTCTGGACTGGGCTTCGTGGCTAGCGCGTTTCCGAACGGGAACGGCTGTCTTCGAAGGCTCGCCTTTGCAGTTGGAGAAGTTCTCCTCTATGGGGAACGGCTTCACTTTCCCTCTTGAGACGCTGATCTTCTACGCTATTGCGTGGGGGACCTGCGTCGAAGAGGGGACACCTTGTGACGATGTTAGCGCCTATGGCGATGACATCATCATTCCGGTGCGCAGTTTTGCTCTTCTGTCGGAGGTTCTTAATGCCTGCGGCTTTCTCTTAAATGAGAAGAAGAGTTTTGCTGAGGGGCCATTCCGTGAGTCATGCGGAGTGGACTTCTACCAGGGTATTGATATCCGACCTATCTATCAAAAAGATAGGCTGCGCGTGTGTGATCTTTTTAGAATACACAACTTCTATTATCGCAATTTCAGCGAAGAAGTCTGCGCGTATATCCGTTCCTTCCTCCATCCCAATCTGATCCTTTTGGGCCCAGATGGGTACGGGGATGGTCACCTACTTGGCGAGTGGGTGCCACGCCGGAAGAAGAATCATTCTTCCTCTGGCTACGACGGTTATATCTTTGATACCTTCACTTTCAAACCTCGACGAAGTTTTTTCACTTCCCGAGGCGATCGTGTACTACCCTTTTACTCTACATACGTTCAAGAGAACGCAAGTAGGGAGGAGCTTCGCGCGAGCGAAGCACGCTACGACAAAGGCGGATGCCTTTCAGTTGCAGTACCAGGGTATCGCGGTGTCAATCGAATATCGATCTACACTTTAATGCGACCTTAACTGGTCGTTCTTCCGAAAG